TTCTAGGGCTTCGGGGCTGACGTACAGGTCTGTCAGCTTACCTCGGTTTAAACTGGCGCTGTTGCCTCCAGCGTTCCGGCGCATGACTGTCTTCATTAGTGCGACGAGACGCTTGGTAAATAAGCCAGCAGTTGCGGCGTCGTCGTAGGTTACGATGTTGCGGTTGACTCCGGCGGCCAGAATGGTGTGCCAGCCGTCGTCATTTGCCTTACGGACGAACATCGCTTCCAGCACCTGCATGGCACGGCCAACCACGTCCCAACGGGCGTCCCTGCTATACTTCAACGCCCAGTCGATACTCGCACCAACGTCATAGGTCGGAACCATGACGTAGTCACCTTCGATATGTCGCTCAGGGATGCGGCCGGTGTTCGGAATAGTGAAGGCGACGTAGTCTTTCTCGGAACCTGGGGACAGAAAGTCCAGCGGGAATTCAATGCTAGCTCCAGGCTCGAATCGGATGGGTTCGAAAATGCCGCCGATGATATCGCCATTCATGACGCCCTGCTTCAGAGGCAAGGTTAAAGCCTTGGCAAGCTCACGCTGGGCTGCTCTGGCAATTTCGTAATCGTTGCTGCCCGAACGACGCAGTAGTGCGTTCATTTCTGCAGTCGGCTTCTTCAGCTTAGCCATGTGGTGGTATCTCCATTTGGGTTCAGTTCGGCTTAGATGACCGGCAGGTTTACATCCACGGTGGCATAGCCGTTCTCATCCTTAATGGACACGAACTGGCCGACCTTCGGCTTGGCTACAAGGCCGCCGGTGCTGTGTGCCGTTGGCGTCAGGTTGCCGCTGGAGTCGAGGTAGGCGGTGTCACCGACCGCGGGAGTACCGATAATTTTGTTCGTGGTGACGCGACCCTTTTTGAGTAGCGTGCAGCGCTCGCCCTTCTTGGTCTCGTCCTTATGGAAGTTACGGTGGTAGCGGGTCTCGTCCACATCAACAACGTCGTTGAGCAGGAGGCCAGCGACCTTGTAGCCGGACGGATTGCTAACGAGGTCGGCCTCGCCAGCGGTATCGCCCAGGGCAGCGCCCGAGCCGCTCGTCTTATGTACCAGAACCACACCACGCGAAGCGACGGACTCGCAGGTCAGCGTGATGTCGGTCTCCAGAATTACACGTTCGCCCTTAAGAGCCATACGTTCTTATCTCCTCTGTTCTCTATCTTGGTAGCTCAGGGTTATCTTCTTCAGACTGCTCCTCGTAGCCGAGGTAGTCAGCGATGGCCTTCAGAACATCGTTTACACCGGAGTCGCTCTCTGCCGTGGAAAGTGTAGCAATGTTCTTGTCACTTTCCACGTTTCTAAAGTCAGCAAAAGCGGCAGCCTGCTCGCCGTCGTCGTCCTGCTCCTCCTCCGACACTTTACTACTTGTCGCTGACGATGAGGTCTGCTTAGTGATGGTCTTCGCTAGGATTTCGACCTGTTTGTTGAATACCTCGTTGGGCAGGCCCTCGTTGGTGGCAACGAACTCGGCGGCGTCCTCGTCGGACAGCTTCAGCTTGTCTTTAACAATGGCGATGCGGGCGACTTTCACCTGCTCGGCGTACAGTCTCTTTAGTTCTTCGCGGGTCTCGTTTAGGGCCGTCTCGGTCTCGATAAGCTTAGCCTTCACCTGTTCGGCTTCGGCTTGCGCCTTAGCCAGAGCCTCCTGAGCGGCCTTAAGAAGCTCGTCAGCTTTTGCCTTGGCGGCCTCGGCTGCCTCAGCTCTAGCCTTCAGTGCCTCGTTCTCAAACTTCAATGTCTCCAGCTGCTTCTGCATGGCTTCTAGTTCGTTAGCCATCTGGTGATTCCTCTCGTTCTGTTCTTTCTTAGCCACAGGTGAATACACCTGCTCCGCAGAAACCTGCGAAAAATCTGAAATCAGTATGGCCTTAGAAGCGGAGAATGGTTCGGTGTCCGGTAGAATTACTGAATCCGGGTTGGCCGGCTTGCGAACCAAGCCCTTACCGGAGAAGATTATGTTCCTTAGTAGGCGGCCTACCTTGTACTCGCCGTACCGGCCGGAGCCGCCGTATACGCGGAGGTGCTTGGTTAGAAACGCCGTCTTCTCGTTGCGGGCTACGACTCGCATTGAGCCATCACGAGCCTGGAGAGCATAATCGAAACCTTTAAAAAGACACTCCATCGACACGAACCACTCGCCTTTAGCGATTTCCACCAGGATGCGGTCCATGCGCTCCTGAAGCTCGGGCTTCTCCCAATACTTGTAGAGAACCGCGCCTGTGGCGACGTGGAACTTTGCCGGCAGTTCGTCGGCTGCCGAGGTCTCGGCCACTAGATTGCCATCGGAGTCTATCACCCAGTTGGAGATGATGTGGCCGATAATGTTAGCGCAGTCGTGCTCGTAATTAAACGGCTTGTGCTCCGGCGTGTGCCTAGCCACCCACACTTCCATGGGGTCGAACACGTCGTCGTTTCGGTTCCAGCCGGTCGAGACGAGAATTGTCTGGAGGAAGTATAGGTCGATGTCGCTCAGCGCTGCCCTGGCGGATTCCGGAAACAGACTTCGAAGACGGGCAAGCGCATTGTGGTGCTCGGCGTCCCACGGACGTGTCTCGCATGCATAAGCAAGGGAGCCAGTCGTGCGAATGGCTTCGCCCAGCCCCGCGTCGAGTTCCGCTTTGTAGACCGGAATCTGGTACACGGGTTACTCCGTAGCGCCAAAAAACTTCTCGATGTCGCTAACGGCTTTACTCTTTGCTTCGACCTTCAGAAAACCATCAAACTCAGAGGACTCGCTGGCGCTGCCTCGCAGAGACTTTCCTTCCTCACTCTCGCGGGCAATAAGGCTGAAAATCTCCATGACGCCCTGGTCCTCGTTGTGCTTGACAGTGTTGATGGAGCAGCTGTAGCCGTCTTTTTCGGAGTAGCGCCGGGAGATGTAGACCTCGGACACATCCGCGACAACCTTACCGTCCACGCTGACCGACAGGGTCTTCTCGATGGTGTCGAACTCGACATTAATCTTAGCCATGAAACTTTCTCCTGTGATGGGTCTGAAAGGAGTTACACCGGAGGCTCACGAACACACGCTTATTCGTTAACCTGTCTCGAAGTCGCCCTTCCAGAAAGCGAATACACCAGCCTGGTAGCGACGCAAAACCTCAAGTGTCGGCTCCTTGCCGCTCATCTCGATGTGTTTGGCAACCGTGGCCCGAAGAAGGTCCGACACCTGAGCAGGGATGGTCAGATGCCTCCTGCTTAGCTTCGCCACGGTTTTCTTATCTACTGTCTGGTTTGGCTCTAGCTGGCAGAGCATGTAGAACTTCATGCTCTCGAATTTGCGTGCCTCTTCGTCGGTAAGCTCGCGCATGTTCTTTTTGCCAAGCGCCTTCAGGTATGCCTCTCCGGCAATCTGACCGATTTTACTCTGCGCGTTCTCGGCCCAGGCAAATGTCTGGAAGAACGTTGCGCTGGTCCGCGGTAGCACCCGCTTCTTCTTGCGCGGCTTGCTGTCGCGTGAGTTCTTCGGCCTACCCTGGCCGGGCTGACCCTTGGGGCCTCCCTGCTCAAGCTGCGGCTTAGGAACGTTTTGCGCCCGTATTTCCACCGGGGACTTCTCACCCTCCTTCTTCTCGTAAAGCTCGACGCCCACCTCTGATGGGGTAACGACGCCATGCTGTACGAACAGCTTCTTGTACTCGTGTTCCTTATCTGAGATGTGGAATGGGCTGGCCTTCTTCGGCAGCTGACCGTTCTGGCGCTTCCGCATTTCGCGGCGTATGCGAACCTTCTCAATCTCTGGAGTCTGACCGAACCGCTCCATCAGTGTTTCGATGGAGATGAGGTCGCGGTCGGCAAGGTTGATGAGCAGCTGCTTCTCGGCCGCCTCGTCGGTCAGCACCATCCGGTCAAAGACCAGGGTTGCGGGGAAGCGGAAGCCCATCTCTTTCTGGACCAACCGAATCTCCTCATCCCAGAACTTCTTAAGGATGTCCCTGCCGTAGGCCAGTCGCTCGGTCAAAGTCTTCAGCGAGATAAAGTTGTTCGTGAACCCGCCGGAGGTCGCTGCGCCGGTCAGGGTCGGCGGAATACCAAGGCCGGCATAGATGGCTGTCAGTACCGGGGCGTACTTAGTCTCGCCCAGGAAGTGGTGAACGTCAGTCTTCGTCTCGATGAGGTCGATTTCCGGACCCCAGACTAGGTCCATAACGCCGCCGCCGACGTTGTTGCAAAGCATTTCCGCGAGGCGATTAATGGCAACCTCGGTCGGCATGATGCGGGCCTTGATGTTACCTAGCCGCCAAACACGAATGCATGAAATAGCCCCATCCAGCGCCGCCAGGTCGGCAAGCTTCATCTTCTGGAGCACTTGCAGGTCGGAGAGGATGGCTGAGACCATTGGTTTGGCCCAGACCTGCCAGTCGTCCCGCTTGTAGTAAAAGCCGCGAACCTTCTCTGGGTCAAGCGGAATGAGGTGCTGGCCCGACCGGATAGCCTTACGCACATCATCTGGCAGCTTCTTGACAAGCTCTCTCTCAGTTGGTGTGCGCGGCTCCTTGACATTCTTGGATAGGGTACTTGGAATCTTGATGGCGTAGACGAAGCTGTCCTGGCCGACAAATAGGCTAAGCTCTTCGGAGACCACCTCGGTCGTCAGGGGGTTTCGGAAGGTGTATCTCCAGGGGATTTCCCGTTGCTCTAGCCCGGGTTCCTTCGGAGTCGCGACGGGAAGCTTGGCAGTATGACGTTGAACGATGACGTTACCCGTTCGGTATAAAAGGTTTAGGAAGCGCTCGGAGCGCTCCTTGCCGCCGACCTGGCGGAACCACTCCTTATACCATTTCT